TCTATTGTATCATATGAGTAGATGCCATCAAAGTTTTCTTCAATCACATTACCAGTATATTGTAATACTTTTTCTGATTTGGTGTCACTAATTAAATCTTTTATATGAATATCATTAACAGTCATTTCAGCTTTAAATTTATTGTATTCTTCAATCCACTCGTTCATTATGTAACCTCAAATGTTCCATTAACAACTTTGAACTGCCTACTCTGACATTAATAATTCCATTGTAGTATTCATCAGACTCTAAAACTTTTCTGTCAAATTGTTCTTTTGCTTCCAAGTAACTTAGTAAACCTCTACTTGGACAAAGGTATAAAATTTCTCTGGTAAATTTATCCTCACCAAATAATATAACATCATTATTTAAATGATCAGAAGAGCCCCAATAGTCTCTCCAATCACTTTCTTTTGTTGATCGCCTTTTTCTTTTCTTACCTTTAAGTGGGGGTTTGGTAACTTTAAATCTTGCCAACTTCTTACCAATATATTTTTTGTCATTAACAAGGTTAGTTATAAGATAGACGAATCCTACGCAATTCTCTGGCAGTTCTTCAACTGTCTTGCCGAGGTATATCCACATTTTGTTTCCTACCATTAATTTTCATAATCTGCCCTCAAGATAACCTGTCTGCAATCTTCTTCCCAAAGACCATAAATTCTTTTATGGCACCCACCGCAATAACAACCACCAGAATCTTCTGGTAAACTATCAACAATTTCTCTGGTGCCACACCGATAACAAGTTTCCATTAAGCTACCTCTTCAATTGTATAGTCTTCCATAACAGGATTTATAATAGATTTTATCATATCATTTATATCATCAGTTGTATCTATATAAAAAACTTTACCTATGCGTACAGCTGTTACGGTATCAAAGTTAATTCGGTTTAAAGTATTTGTAACAGCCGTACCAGCATTGTCTTTAATACCACTACGTAACATAGTTGTTATTTTATATTTCATTCTATGTTATATAAGGTGTACTTTACTGTCAATTCTTCGCCTTCCTCTATATCACAAATTGTTTTTAAATAAAGATAATCAATTCTTTGATATGTATTTTTCTTTTCATACTTTATACAATTGGGTTTAACACTGTGATTATAGAAACCACCAAGAGGTGTTCTAAATATTGACCCATTAATAATCATATGGCTCATACCCAACTCTGTATTATTAGATATTTTTTTATTAGAAAAAAGTCCCATACCATGAACTTCACTTTGTTTTAAAATTAAGAATTTTGGTAATGGAAGGTAAGTCATTTTATTTTTATTAACTTTATATTAGTAACTATAACTATTCTCAATTCATCTGTCTCTTGCTGAACAGGAACTTCATGTTGTAGTGTTGCTGGAAATATTACCATATCATCTTCAACAGCTGGATAATCAAAATCACCATACAAATATGTATTTGATATATGCGACCTATCTGCTATAAGATATTGTTCATTCATTATTTCTCTACCAAATAAACCTGTAGGACTACTGTTTACAAATCTTAATGAACTATGTTTCTCTGGATTAAAATTAATGTAATGTGTGCAGGAGAAATCATACTCTGGATGAGTATGAGCTTTCATATATTGTCCTGTTTTAATTGCTGTGTAGTTTGCAATGTTCCAGTGGAAATTAAAAGGTTCTCCACTAACAAAACCATCAGTATGAAAGAAATCATCAAAAGTTTTTTGATATACCTGTTTTAGTTTATTATAATTTATATCTATGAATTTTTCATTATCCCAATCACCATAAGTATGGTGAAGATTACTAGAGCCCCATTCATTTCTGCTGTCATCAATCTCATAATTTTTCTTTATATCACTAACTATTTTATCCTTATCATAAGAATCAGGGTCTATCCTAATAGTGTGTACAGGAAATCCAAATAAATTGTCACTCAACTAATCGTCCTCTTCATCATATCCCACAAGTTCTACTTCATCCTGTAGCTCATAATCTTCTGTAAATTCTTCTCCACAAAAAGTACAAAATTTCACAAAATAATATTGTTCATTTAAATTATGTACAACTTTATATTCTGCTTCGCATTTCTCACATACTATTAATTTCATTGTATTTCACAAAATCCTGCAGCACAAGCTAATTCTTGAGCACCGATTGTCATATCAGTTTTTTCATAATCTGATAGTTTTGACCAATCAACTTCTTTGGGCATTTTGTCTAATAGAATAGTGTAGTCCTTCTCATCAATATCTTGGTATGGTGCTTGTTTATATGTATGTTCTGAAAATGGGAGAAAACTAACTCCACTCATAAAATCAAAATGTTTATAAGTCCATGCACCAACATCAAGCCACTCTTCCTCTTTCACAGAAATAGTAACGGATGGTTTATGTTCACACCAATGTTTCTGATATGTTAACCAAAGTTCTAGTTGTTCTATTGCAGACATATCTGTACGGAAAACTGCTGATTTATCTACCTTTACGGGAAAAGAAAATACAGAAGTGTTACTAGGATTCGTAACATCATCTTCAATTGGAAATCCAGCATCAACCATCATCCTTGTAAGTGGGTCTTTCTTATCTCCACGTACTGTACGAATATAGTAAGGATTATGACGAGCATGAATACCAGATGCAGCATCAACCAACTGAGAGACTGTCCCTGATGGTTTAACACACGTTACTGCAACACTTTGATTGATACCTATCTTTATGGAAAACTCCCTATTGGTCTTGACTGCTTCTGCCTTCAAGTCTTCTAAGAGGTCTTCAAGTCCTGATCTTTTACCATTAGTAAACTGACAGTCCATAATACCAGTAAGAGAGACTCCTAAAAGTCTCTCTTCTTCGCAATTCTTTCTCCATGAGGATGATACGTATTTGAAGTTTACAAGTGTAGCTTGGAATGTACCCAGAATCGTTGCAAGACGTACCTTCTCCAAAAGAGACTCCCGTGTATCAGAAGCACGAACAACAACCTCAGATAGATTGCAGAACTCACGACTTCGTAAAATAATCTCAGAACAAGGATTCGTACCGAAATCATGGTCTTCTGTATTTCTACGTTCATTCTTTGCAGCCATCTTAACTGCACTCTCACGATTAAAGATACCACGTTCTCCAGACTTAGACTCATAGAGAGCTTTCCACTCATCCATGAATACACCAATATCTGGTTTTTCTGTATAACATGCAGAGTTATTTGCAAGAGCTCGTTGTGGTTCTGTATTCCACCACTGACCAGACTTAGCCGCTCTCATACGGTCATCAGAGAGGTTTGAGAGACTTATGAGCGCACTTCTTCTTACACCTCCTACAACTACTACCTCTGCAATCTTACAAACAATATCGTGACATTCGATAGAGGATAACTTACGACCTTTTGCATTACGGAAAACATTAACTGCAAAATTGAATAGATTCTCTAATGGGTCTGGACCAGATGCTCGACCACCAAAAGTTTTGAGTGGAGCTCCAGCAGGACGCACCTTAGATAAATCCCAACGAGGAATCTGACCGATATACAACATACCAACCAATTCTTTAAGGGCCTTTGCCCACCCCAGCTTAGAATCAGAAATTGTGATAGTAGTGTCAGAATCAAAAAATTCTTCTGCAACGTCTGGAAGTTTAGTAACATATTGACGTTCTACACTGAACCCAACACCAGTACCATTCATTAGTACATACAGAATTTCATCAAATGCCTGTGGACGGTCAACTGCAACATAAGAACAGTTGTATCCAGCAATGTTCTCACGTTTCAATGCTTCACCAGCTGTCATAAGACAACGCATGGATGGCATAACTCTTTGAGATAGAACTGCGTCTTCTAATTCATTTCTAAGTTTATCAGTAAGTTTATATTCATGCAAATCATTTAGATGATCTTTGAAGAAATCAAAATACCTTCCTACAGTTTCATCCCATGTTTCTCTACGTTCTTTTTCTGGCAACCACCTTGAATATCTTGACAAGTGAATAAATTCTTGATAGGATGTTGGTAGGAAATTAGTAGGCATTTATCTTTCTCCATTCTGTAAACCTTAATTTAGCACCAGCGCCAGAAAAGGTATTATTCGTTATAATTTCTTGTACTTCTTCTTTTGACATTCCAGACAATATCATATCATTAATATCTTTTTCTTTAACCTGTTCTGGCCACAGAACGATACTGCTACCTTTGTTAATAGTCTTTTCAATCTGTTTATTGATTTCCTTGTTTCTTGGTTCATTATCAAATATAACTGTGAAGTCTCCTTCAAGTCTATCAAAATCAGAACCTCCAACTGCAAGGCAATTATCTATAAACAAACTATCTAATGGGCCTTCACACACATAAAAATGTTTGGACTTGTCTACTCTATCTAGCCCAAATATTTTATCACGTTCTTTTAACTTGATGGTGATATACTTAGGGGTTTCAATTCCAAACGCTCTTCCTTGATATGCAAATATTTCTCCTTGTTCGTCACGAAACGGTATTAACAACCTTGGGTGATCTCCATCCAAGGAAGGGAATTTGTTTGGTATTAACGTATTGGTGAATTTATAAAACGACTCACATAGGTAGATGTCCCTAAGCGAGCTATTGGGTAACTTTCTTTTATCAACGATTTTTCGAGCAGGGTGGTCTGATTCAAGTTCAGAGATAGATAGGAGTCCTTTGAGAACGCTTTTCTTTTTGAATACAGGCGCATTGAATTTAAACTCTGGTTTTGGAGTGATCGTATCACTACCTGTTTTATATCTTTCCATTATATAGTCTTTGTAGGTTTTAGAGTCCAAATACTCTATTAACTTACCTACTGTAGTACCAACATCACAATTATGGCACTTGAAGAATAAATCATTCTTCCTTTGATATACAAATCCTCTAGCTTTTGTCTTATTTTTTTTAGAATCACCACAATAAGGACATCTAAAATTCCAAAGATTATTATCTTTCTTTTTAAATTTCTGGAGTTGTGGTGATATTATATTAAGGTATTTTATGTCAATATATGAACTCATTAACACATATTACATCATGTAAAGGAGTTTGTCAACCCCCTATTATCAAAAACTTTTGTATAATAAATCCTGCAATGATAGAACCACCTATGATGATCCATCTCCAGCGTTCTAGAACGCCTACTCTGCTACTGAGTTCATCGCGTATTTTTTGTATTTCTTTATTTTGTTCTAGGTGTTGTATAGCCGCAGCACCCATTATTTCTTTAGTATTTGTGGTAATACGAGAATGGAGCTCATCAATCTTTTTCTCTAGATCATTCCTACGTCTTTCTATCTGATCTTCTGTGGCTATTAGTGCCTCCTCTTGTCTTGCAATCTTTTCTTCATGTACGGAAAGCATACGATGGATTGAGTTGGAGACATCGGTTAACTTCTCTATTGCCACATCCAAACGATCATGTATTTTTGCTTGGTCATGCAATTCTTTTTTAAGAAGTAAAACTTCTGTCTCCAACTCAGCCATTATTTAATTTCCACTTCTCGTAACAGACCAGACACCCCAAGCAAGGGCACCCCAAAGAATAACTTTGGTTAAAGGTATGGCAAAGAATAATACTGCGACAGTCGCTGCAACAACTATTATTCC